GCAAGGCACTAGGAGTTCAGGTGACCTAAACACTAGTTTGGGCAACTGTATCTTAATGTGTGGTATGGTGTTTGCTTATGCCAAAGAAGTAGGAGTTGATGTCGAGTTGATGAATAATGGAGATGATTGCGTGGTGATCCTTGAGACTAGTAGCGTCGCACGGTTTACCGTGGGTCTGGACGCGTGGTTTCGAGACAAAGGGTTTGCTATGACAGTTGAACCGACTGTGTATGAATTCGAGCGGATCGAATTCTGTCAATCACATCCGGTGCAGTTATCATCTGGTTGGCGAATGGTTCGCAATCAACATGCTGTTTTCGTGAAGGATCCGATGTGTTTGGTGTCCATCACGTCTGACCGCCTGTTTCGCAGGTGGTTAGCTGCAGTAGGTGAATGTGGATTAAGTTCCGCCAGAGGGGTACCTGTGCAAGAAGCATTTTATAGGTGTTTCTTACGGAATGCCCGCGGCATTAAGCCGGGGCGTCGGTTCTTTAGGCATGTATTCGCTAACACCAGCAGACTTGCTTTTGCATATGGTGTTGAGTCCGCTGTCATCACGCCCGAGTCAAGGGCGTCGTACTGGGAAGCTTTTGGAGTGCTACCCAGTGAACAAATCCTTGTTGAGAAACTGCTAGACAACTATGTTATCGAAGATTGGACTGGCTTTGAAGTAGGTCATGACGAGATGGAAGGTTTGCAAGCAGCCGGGGCTGAAATCTTCACCGCAATAAATCATGACTAAAAAGAAGCAAGTGAAGGTAGTTATTGCCCCAAGAAAAATTGGGAAGAAAAAGAAAACACGCTCTGCACGTGTCCGACAAGAGAGAGAGGTCTCCCGTTTAGGGGGGGCGCTCCGAGCTCTTGGTGGACTAGGCGGTGGGGCCGTTGGTTCTATGTTCGGCATGGGACCTGCAGGTGGTGCGCTGGGAACCAGCCTCGGCGCATCATTGAGTAAGTGGCTTGGATCTGGGGCTTACACTGTTACACGTAACAGTGTGATGGACCGTGTTGAAGCGGGTGGTATTCCCTCAATGCACACGAATGCTCAGTCTGTTGTCGTCAGACATAAGGAGTATTTGGGTCCTATAACCAGTTCCACCGGATTTAGTGTGGTCAGCCGCTACACCCTTAACCCTGGGGATTATTCTACTTTCCCCTGGTTGTCCGGAATTGCCAA